AACAAGTAATAATAATATAAATTTTAAGGTTAATTTTGAAAATATGTTCCCCACATTTTTATCGACTTTAGACTTTAGTGCTACTGATAATGATGTGGAATACTTTACAGCAGACGTTACTTTCAAGTATACTATTTACAATATAACTGATGTGAACGGCGTTAGACTATGACTCTTGATCTTGAAAAGCTTCAAGAAATGTGGGAAAGAGATTCAAAAATAGATCCAGATAATCTTCATACCGAATCATTAAACATCCCCGTTCTTCATGCGAAATATCATGAAATTTATAATAACATATCTCTTCTGAGAAAGAAAGCAGAGCAGCAAAGAAAGAATATTAGGCACGAACGATACGAATATTTTGCAGGAAAAGCAGATCCAGATGTGTATCTAGAAAATCCTTTTCCTAAAAAAATTAGAGACAAAGATACTATGCAAAAGTACATGGATGCAGACGAAAAGTTATCTAATGCTTCCTTAAAGATAGAATACTATGATACTATTCTTGCATATATTGATAGCATTTTAAGACAGATTTCTAATAGAACGTATCAGATAAAAAATGCTATTGAGTTCATGAGATTCACCGCAGGACTAGGGTAATGGAAGAAAACTGGACTTATGACGATGGAGATTTTAATGAAGATCTTCCATATGTCGAATTACAATTTGGTATAGATGATTTGTACATGATATATCAATCCGTTGCTTTTAAATATGAAAAATGGCCAGGAGGTCATCCTGACGAACAAGCACGACTTGCATATTTAAAAGATTTCTTGTATCGCGTTGTACTAGAATATAAGTTTAAAATTGACTAATAAATACTTCTAGATGCATGAAGTGATGTGCCGGATCTTGTTATATCTAAGTCCAATGAAGTATTTCTTAAAATCACAACAGACCCTCATATTGAATATGAGTTAAGAGATCATTTTACATTTGAAGTTCCAAATGCAAAATTTATGCCTCAATATAGAGGTAGAAATTGGAATGGAGAAATACATTTGTTCGACATGAGATCGAAGAAAATCTATGTCGGACTGTTAGATAAGATAGTAAGTTTTTGTAAGAATTATAATTACTCGTATAGTTTTGAAGAGAATAAATTTTATGGTCTTCCGTTTGAAATAAACGAAGAGATTTCCTATGAAGGCGTGAAAGGCTACATGGGATCTATTTGTTCATTTTCACCTCGCAAGTATCAAGTAGAGGGAGTATATGATGCCCTACGGCATAATCGAAAGTTATTGATAAGTCCCACTGCGTCAGGAAAAAGTCTGATGATTTACGCACTTGTGCGTTATTATACGGATAAGAAGAAAAAAATTCTTGTAGTCGTTCCAACGACCAGTCTTGTAGAACAAATAGTCGGGGATTTTCGAGATTATGGTTGGGATGCTGATTCATACTGCCATAAAATATATTCAGGTAAAGAAAAATATAGCGATCTACCTGTAACCGTTACAACTTGGCAATCTATTTATAAATTAGATCGTAAATTCTTTGAGGATTATGAAGTTGTTATAGGAGATGAGGCTCATCAATTTAAGTCTAAATCTCTTATTGGTATAATGACTAAACTTGCTGATGCAAAATATCGCTTTGGATTTACAGGCACTCTCGATGGAACACAAACACACAAGTGGGTTCTGGAAGGAGTATTTGGTCCATCATATAAAGTAACACAGACCGCAGAGTTAATGTCTCAGGGACATCTTGCAACTTTAGATATTAATTGTCTTGTATTAAAACATAAACCACAAAAGTTTGAAGCATTTGAAGATGAAGTTCAATATATCATAAATCATGATAAAAGAAATAACTTCATAAAAAATCTTGCTGTAGATTTAAAAGGAAACACTCTTGTTTTATTCCAAAGAGTAGAATCTCATGGAGCTGTTTTATATGATTTAATAAATAGTAATACGAAAGATACTCGTAAAGTATTTTTCATTCATGGTGGTGTAGATACTTCTGAACGAGAATTAGTAAGAGAAATAACAGAAAAGGAAGACAATGCTATTATTGTCGCCTCATATGGAACTTTTTCTACTGGTATTAACATTAAGAATCTCCATAATGTTATCTTTGCATCACCCAGTAAGTCGAGAATTAGAAATCTTCAATCAATTGGAAGAGTACTTAGAAAAGGAAAAAATAAAACTAAAGCTGTCCTCTACGACATCTCTGATGATTGTACATATGGATCAAGGAAAAACTATACTTTAAATCACTTGATAGAGAGAATTAAAATATACAATGAAGAGGACTTTAATTATGAAATAACAACTATCAATTTAAAGGAATAATTTATGGAAGAAGAATTTTATGCATCGATAAAACTCATAAGTGGTGAAGAATTATTTGGAATAGTAAATACAGTTGAAAAAGATGGTAAGTACATACTTATTAGTAATCCTGTAATTGTTACTCCTATGTTTTCTCAAAAGAGAGAAATGAACGGATACAAAGTTGAGCCTTGGTTAAAGACATCTTCTGATGATATGTTTTTACTCAGCATGGAAAAAGTTATTACAATCTCTGAATCTGAAAATGATCAGATTATTGCTATCTATGAAACGTTTCTTAGAGATATAAACGATGAACGTGGTCAACTAAAACTTTCTGGAAAGATGGGTTATGTAGGTAACATTAGTGACGCAAAGAATCTCTTAGAAAGACTCTATAAAAAGAGTTAAAGCTAATATATTACTTATCAACCTCCACAGAGTTATTTTACTGATATTTGAGAACCTTGTCAAGTCAGGTTTCTAATGTTATAATCTCTACATATATAAGAGATCAATATGCCAATTACACCAAATATGACTCCTAGAAAGAAAAGATCAGAACACTACGTCAACAATAAAGAGTTTCTTGCAGCACTTATTGATTACAGAACTAATGTTGAAGTCTCTTATATGAAGGTATTTAAAGAGGATTTAACTTTATTGGATAAGTCTGAAAGAGCAAAGCAATGGGAAGGAAAGCCACCTATCCCTCGTTACATTGGAGAGTGCTTTCTTAAGATCGCAAATCATTTATCATTCAAACCAAACTTTGTGAACTACATGTTCAAAGAGGACATGATTTCTGATGGTATTGAAAACTGTGTGCAATATATTCATAACTTTAATCCAGAGAAGTCACAAAATCCTTTTGCATATTTCACTCAGATTATTCATTATGCATTTCTTCGCAGGATTCAGAAGGAGAAACGGCAACTAGAAGTTAAGAATAAAATTCTTGAGAGAACAGGATTTGAGCAAGTCTTTGAAGATAACTCAATTGACGGATCAAATTATTCTGATTATAATAGTATTAAAGATGCTATTCATTCTAAGTTGAGATATTAAAATGATATTAATAGTTCCTGACTTGATACCTAAAAGATTATGTAAGGAAATAATTAATATCCACGATAAAAATCATGATCTGATTACAAAGTACAATGATACCAGATGCCTAGACATGAATGTCTTGGAAGATGATGATTATAAAATTGTAAAAAAATATGCTCTATATCTTGAAAGGTATTTCAGTCAATTTTATCCAAAGTGTTTTATTGAGTATGTTCAGATAGTTAAATGGCCACCAGGAGCATCGATGGATACTCATTATGATGATGCTAGACCAACTACCAGTTTAGTTTCTATAACAACTCTGAATGATGACTTTTCTGGAGGAGAGCATTTTATTCAAGAGAAGAAAGAAAAATTAGAGTTTATTCCAGAAACTGGAAAAACTTTAGCATTTGATGGAATGAAATATCTTCATGGCGTTAGAGAAGTAACCAGAGGGACTAGATATACTCTCGCAATATGGTATACTAATGATCTTGAAGCATCAATCAACTATAGTTAATTATGAAAATAGCAATCATCACCGATCAGCATTTTGGTGCTCGCAAGAACTCTAAGTTGTTTCATGACTATTTTTTAAAGTTTTACGAAAATATTTTCTTTCCTTATCTAGAAAAGAACGGTATCACTACAGTTATTGATATGGGTGATACTTTTGATTCTCGTAAGGGCATTGATTTCTCAGCTCTAGCATGGGCAAAAGACAATTATTATGATAGACTACAAGCAATGGGTGTAACAGTCCATACGATTGTCGGCAATCATACTGCCTATTACAAGAACACAAATAATGTTAATGCTGTAGATCTCTTGCTTAGAGAGTATGATAATGTAACAGTGTATTCTGAACCCACTGAAGCAACTGTTGGAGGATTACCCATTCTTTTTATACCATGGATTAATGAAGAAAATGAAGAAAGCACTTTCAAATCTATTCAAAATACAAATTGCAACTGCGCGATGGGGCACCTTGAGCTCCGAGGATTTGCTCCTTATAAAGGATTCGTCATGGAGCATGGTTATGCAAGCGAGTTATTTGAGAAGTTCACCACGGTCTTCAGCGGTCACTACCACACTCGATCGAATGACGGAAGAATCTA